TCTTATTGACAAGCCAGTCCACGTTCTCACGGTTGATGATATAGACATCCGCCGTCTGCATGAGCGCCGCTTTCCGGTCTGCCTCAGTTCCGACCGCTACGGAATAGGTCAGCCCTTTCAGATGATCCCATTTCTTTATTTCCGAAGGCCAGGTATCCCGCGCAACACGCAGCGGAGCGATTACAAGGACTTTCCGAATAAGGAACATGTCCAGGATAAGGTCAAACAGCGCCGTCAAGGTAATAGCTGTTTTGCCTTTTCAACCCAAGCCCATATCAAGGAAAATCGCAGCGATCGGATGGCTTTCGATATAGTCGATTGCGTACTGCTGATAATCATGTGCTATGAACTTCATTCGGCATCACCTCCAATCTCTTGTAAAATTGCGCTGATCTGCTCCGTGTTGTCGATGCAGTAGACCTTAAAGCCGAGAGCCTCCAGCTGCTTTTTTCTTCTGACCTGCAAAGGCCGCATCACTTTCCCCGGCGCTTTCAGTTCCGCAAAAGCGATGTGACCAGAAGGGAGGAGGATGATGCGGTCAGGCACACCATCAAATCCCGGACTTACAAACTTTGGTGCAAGACCGCCGGACTTCCTCACTGCCTCCACCAGTTTTCTTTCGATATGCTTTTCATTCACTGTATTTCTCCCAGACCTGCCCCGGATCGAACCAGAGCCATATTTTTTCTCCCTCGCCATTGACAACCTCCACTGTTTTGATGCCCTCTTCACGCTTGATGCGTCTGACGGCATATTTTGATAATCCCTGTTCCTGGCAGATATCCTGCACCTTCCTGCAGTCCATGAAGTCACTGCCTACAATTTCTCTGATCATTCCATTAACCTCCGATTGAATGGAACAACGACCACAAATTTTTCTATCGCGCGCAAAAACACGTGTCGCGATACGCTTTTTCTTTATATTTTTGTTTTGTACTATATAGAAAAAGATGTTCCGTTGTTCCCGATTGATCCGTTTTCGCCTTATATCAACAGGTTTTCCGGTGGAACAGGCACAACTAGCGTGTTCCGGCTGTGCAGTTGTTCCACCGACCTGTTCCGGTTATTTGCGCTGATAGACGCGCTGCTTTCCATAGATGGGGAGTCTCACCGATTTTGCAGTCCGCTCCCAGTCTCCAAACCTTGTCATGATCGCCGCAAGCGCATAGCTGTCGGATGGTTTGATATCCTCTTTAGCTTTACCGAAGCACTCGCACCAGATCTCGATATTGGAAACTGTCTCACGGCGCACCGTGCCTTTTACATTGAGAGGACCGTCCGGGTCCTGCACATACTCCCACCTCTGATAAACATCCATTGTGTCCCAGGTCTCCGGCAGGAGCATATCAAGGTAACGGGCAACAAGACCTTCACGGTCATCCCGCTCCATTGCTTCGGACTGCTCCTTCTTTGCGTACTTCTCCAGTTCGTGACTTAAGAACAGTTCCTCGCCGCCCTTTGCAAGCACGATGACCTCTGCCCATATCTGGTCGATGATCTCCTGAGTCAGATCCCAGGGTTTCATCCTGCCGGTTCCGGGAACACGCACGTTCCAGAATCTGCGGTTGCCTGTGATATCACGCAGATAACCGTTCTCACTGTTGGTGGTGCCGAAGAAAACGCACTGTCTCGGATGCGGAGTGACACGCCTACCGAAAGAGGCACGGTACTTGTCATCGCAGCGGGAGACGAAGGCTTTGACCTTCTCAAGGTCGGCCTTACGCATGCCAGCCATCTCGCCGATCTCATGGATCCAGTACCCCTGGAGTTTTTCCGCTGCCGTCTTGTCATTCATATCCGATAGCGTCAGGCTATCGGCAAACCACTCCATGCCAAGTTTTGCGATCAGCGTACTCTTGCCGATACCCTGTTCGCCGTTAAGGACTGTAATGTAATCGAACTTGATGCCTGGATGGTAGATACGCATATATGCCGCACAGAGCGCCTTGCGTGTCACTGCCCGGACATACTCATTGTCCTGTGCACCAAGATAGTCGATCAACACCGTGTCCACCCTCGGGATCTCGTCCCATACAGGAAGAGACTCGAAATAATCCTTAATGGGATGATAGGAGCGGTCATCCGCAGCCTTGGTCACGGCAACGTCATAGTTCCTTTGAGAAAAGCTGCCGTAGCAGGCATCGACATAGCAGATAAGCTGTGCATCGTCCGCATCCCGCCAGAACTTTGCCGGATGTTTCCAGGGAACCTCTCCACAGATCTCCATGCCGTCCGCCAACTGATTAAAGCGGATATTTTTCATATACGGATCGTTCTCCATTATCAGGCGGATGTTATGGAGTGAATTTTCCAGGACGCCGTTCTTGTTGCGCTGCATTTTTTTCTTCCAGTCATCGTCCCCGGCATCGGCAAAATCTGTCTCTGCCTCCGCAAGCCGCTCATTCGCCGCAGCCAGTTTTACATCGTCCTGCTGCATGGCAAAGTCACACATTGCCTTGAACGAATCTTTATCATCCAGATCCCCGAACTTATGGATGCGGACGATATCAAAGGCATTGCACAGATGCAGATATGCTGGGTCTTTCGCATGGTGGGAATATACAAACTTGTCCTCTTTGATTTCCACACCCGCCATACTGCTCGATGCGATCAGATGCCAGCGGTTCTCGTTGTCGGTCGGCTCATATACATCGGAAAGAAACTGCTCCAGCGCACGTGTAACAGGGAAGAAGACCCTGTTGAACAGACCGACTGTGCCTTCCTTGGTCAGCGGATCCTGCACCTTCTGCTGCGCGACCGTATTTGCCTTGCTCTCACGGGATGAGGTCGGTAGCCTTGTCGGGTCCGTCCATTCCGGGTTAGCAGACAGAATATCATCCGGGTTCAGCCATCCGCCGTCTGTTTCCTTATACACAAATACGCCGTTCTGCGGAGAGGACGGCCAGTACATCAGCTGATTGGGCTGATAGCTGCATTCATCAAAATAGTCGATGCCGAGCATTTGCGCGAGATACCTGGACACTGCCACGAACTCCTCCGGAGTAACGTCACGGGTCAAAGGAAAGACCATACGCGCTCTTGGATTCTCCGCCGTATGGCTATGCGTGGTATAAAGCACGGATGTATATGGACAGGTTGTTTCATAGTTATCCAGGAACTCCTTTGTGATGCGGTCACCGTCAAGAGCGACCATAGAACGCTTCTCCACGGTATCAATCTTCCGGCGGCCGCCGATCAGGACGCCAGCGACAAAACCGCCGTGGTCTTTCGCTGCGTCCCTCTGCGCCTTGCTCATTTTGGCATATTCTTCAGCGGACTCCGGTGTACGGATCGTCACCTTGAGACGCTCCTTCAGATCATCAAATCGTATGGTCTTGTTGACCCATTTCTTTGCCTGACGGTTATTTCCGTAGGCGATAGCAAGATTCCTCATCTGTACGACCTCCTAACTCTCGGTGTCTCCCCGTATTCGAAACGTGCCTGACGCGCCAGTTCCCTTGCACGGTACACCCGCTTGTTTACGAAATCCCTGTACTGATACGTCCCGTATTCATGCGTCACCATCGGGATATAGCTGTCCTCCATGTCCTCACCGAAATGAGTAAAGAAGGTTCTGTCGCGCCTGTCGTTATAGGCAAAGAGGTACGGCTCATGCGTTTCCGGATGGAAACCGATAGTCACCGGATTCTCATAACTGCCGCCACCGCCGTCATCCATTTCCTGGCAGAAGATGTAAAGGTCATCATCCATCGGATCACCGAAACAGATCATGCCTGCCCAGCTGTCGGTATACTCACCGTTGCTGATTTTCGAGATCGCCCTTTCCTCCTCCGGGGTACCCTTAATGCTCCTGCGCTTTACCTCGAAGTAGCAATGGAAATGAGGAAGATAGAAATCCGGCAGATAATTTGTACCGTCACTTAGAACGATCCCTTCCGGCTCGTACTCCCATTCGATGCCCATCGCATCAAAGAAAACTGCCCATCTTGCTTCAAGCCTGGAGCGGAAGAGATATCCCTTGTACTCTGTCTGTATCGCCTTAAACTCACTCATAACGATTCCACCTCCTGGAACTTACTGTTGAAATAACGGATAGGCTGTCTGCGTTTCTTAGCCACATCGATCTCTGCCTGCATTCCGGCGGATACGATATCGCCAAGCACCCACAGTTCAGAACATTTACCGAGAAGAATGACATCCATAAATATCGCAAGCTCACGCTCTGCCGGATCATCATCATTCATAAACTGCGGGAACAGAAGATGGGGAGCAAGAGGGATCTGCCCCTTTTCCAGCGCAAACCTGCAGAATGCCCTCGCCCTTTCCGTATTTACTTCTACATCGCCGGACAGGGGACTTGCGATATATACAAGCGGCCTGTATGTCCGGTCTTTGATTTGTTTCGACATATCAACTGCCTCCTTCTAAAAAATTTGCCGAGGCTACGCCTCTAACAGGTAGCCTCGGCAAGAGGTCAAATCTGACGGTTTACTTCCAATTTTCTCGAATTTTTTTCTCAGCCCTCTTCAGCTTCTGCGTGATGTTGTTTTCATCCGCACCGATTTCGGCTGCATACTCACGGATCGGCAACCCGTCCATACGAACGGCTATAAGCATATCCGCCCAGTCCGGCTTCTTTCTGAGAATGCAGCGCACCTTTTCGCAGATAGCCTCATAGGATTCTCGGTTCTCCCGATCAATCTGATCCTTAAAGAAAATGCGCTTGTCAGCCACCTCATCCAGAAGCGGTTCAGATGTATCGACATCGTCCTCGCCGTCATCCTTTCCGGGCTGCGCCTTGCTGTGCCCGCGATGACGGTCGAATTTGTGCCAGGAGTTGTAATCCGGACGATTGAACTGCTCCTCAAAAGCATCCTGAATCATCCGCTCCCGTTCCTTCTGCGTAAGATCCTCACCCTCCAGGGAAAGTGATACCCACAGCTGCTCTGTTGCCTCCGCATCCAGGTCGATTGTCTGAACGCTCTCGTCATAACGTACCTTCAATTTCATGTCTGTGTCCTTTCCGTCCTTGGGTCACCGGACGATGGGACACAGAAAGAGCCTGCGGTAGAAGATGACCACAGACTCCTGAAAATCCGAAAATGGGCGCAGGAAATCAACGGTGGGTGCATCTTCGTTTCCGGAGCGGTCTTGACCGCTGCCTGAACTCTCTATGCTCCCATCGTCCTAATGGCCATCTCGGACTAAATGAGATTAATGTGATTTATGTATAACCGCTGTGCGGCTGATACCTTGGTTGGTGTATCTCCCTCTACTACCAGGCGAAAAAATCAACCCCCGGGGAGATGCTTTCCGATCGCTTTTCAGCTGATCTGTCTTCGTTATAACATGGAAATTTTTTTGAAAACGGACACGCCATGTCCGGTCAAAAAAGCCCGTATAAACACAAAAAGCCGGAGTTACCTACTTAGCCAACTGGCTTAAATAGATAACTCCGGCGATCAGTTCCTCGATTGGTTACGGGACTACTTGCGGTAGTTTCTGTTTATTTCTTTGCCGCCTTCTTGATCGCGGCATTTACCTGGTACTGCATATCTTCCCAGGAGATGGTTTCGTATTTGTTTTTATCGGTCTTGACCTCAAGCTGAACCTCGTCTCCGTCTATAACGACATCGCAGAAACGTGGAGGAGTAGGCTTGTCACTGCTCAGATTACGGATTGCCTGTCTCAATAGCTGTCACCTCCTAAAACCGCGCCAGCCAAGCCAGGAATTCATCTGTCGTTGCTGATCCGTGCGCCATCCTGTTTCTCCAGTCACGGACTTCGCTTGTAAGCTTTTCAAATTTCTCTGCAGCATCGGTATCCTCCGGATGCCTGTTCGTCATCATTTTGTATCGCATATAAACTTTGCGATACTCTTTAGTTGCTGCATCGTTCTTTTCCTTGTTAGCCCTTGTCACCTGGGCTCCGACATCCTTGCAAGTCTTATCCTTGTTATCTCGAAGCGGATACGAGCAGTACACAGCGTCCGAGCGTCCTTCCGGAATAAAGTAATGTCCGCAGTTTTTACACTTCACAATGTTTGCTTCTGTGTTGATGACATGCGCCATATCAAATATCAGAAGGGAAAAAGAGGACTTTATTGTGTACAATGATTCAAATCCGTTTTCAGTCAAAATCAAACGGTAATCAATGTGCTGCATATCCATGTGGTTGCCGTACATGGCTGTGAACGCTTCGATACCCCTGGTATGGCTTTCATCATCGGACTCGGTGCTTTCCATGATCTGATTAAACATTGCCTTCGTGAGGATGTACTTTTCTGCAAAAGCCAAGTACGATGTCAGAAGAATTTGCATGACGGTATCGCCGCCGACACTATCGCATCCTGTGTCCTCAAAGATGTACTGCTTCACGCTATCGTAAGAACTGCCAAAGATACCTACATACTCCTCAACTCTGTTCTCTCTAACAGCCCTGAACCAGTCATCGGCGCTATTCATGAATTCCAGGACTATCATTGTACTTATCACAGGCGGAAATTCTGCGTTAACTTTCTCATGAAACTGTAAAAATGCATCAAGGTAATTGTCTGTCGTGCCTTCCTTCTCAAGCCCATCACAGGACATAAGGATAGCCTTTATATCCATAGGGGTCAGTCGCATATACTCGCAGATAAGACCACCGATGGGATACTCGTCATCGCTTTGAGCCATAACCAATCTGTACTTGCCACCGTCAAATATGGTGTTCAGACCAAAGTCGATATTCAGTTCATCTTCTCTTGTTATCACTTTTTATACCTCCAATCGTCAAAAGGGTTTGTTAACATTCTATGTTTCTATATATCTATTGATAACAAGTATAGCACTCCGACTTTTCTTTGTCAACAATCACAGCAAGAGTTTTTCGATTGTTAACATCCAGATCAAAAAAATAAGCACCCACCACAAACGTGATGAGCGCCATGACCGGACATGCCATGTCCGTTTTCACCGAAATTTTTTTTGATATTTTTATATTTCCACACCATATGGAGCAAGATAGTCCCTTATCGCCCAGATCGGTTCTGGGTATTTTATACACAACGCTTCGCTAATCCATTGATGCGCCGGATTGATCGGACTAAGCGGACAGCCCAGCACCTCCATAAGTTTAAAGCTGATAGACGGAGGGAGGTTCATTCCAAAACATATAAGAGCGGCCGTCTCCACCTTTGGAGTCGTTTCCCGTTTCACAGTACGGCTGATGGTCTTGGGATCGCGGTCAATGGCATCGCCGAGATCAGTATATTTCATACCGCGCCAGTTGAGCAGAAGCTCCATGCACTGCTCCGGGTCATCGGTCATCTTTTTGCGGATAGCTATTTCCTCTTCCTGCTGTTTCTTCCGCATTGCCACCTGTCGTTCCTGCGGAGCGTTCTGGTAGCCGTTATGGAACTTCAGTTCAAAAGTGATATTGCTGTCCTCACGGTTCAGGAAACAGACAGTGTGATATTCCTCGCTGACCTTGCTGGTGATCTTCATATCGAAGACCAGGCAGCATTCGTCCATATGCGACCGCGCGTAATCCGTCAGGTCAAGCCGTCCGTCCTCATCGTACTGAACATACAGAGGAGCGTTATAGACATAGTGGTTATCAACGAAAATGTAATCGCCGCTCTCGGTCAGCTTACGCAGATCCTGATTAACAAACCGCTCAACCGCCGCATCCTGTGCGGAAATGGAAAATGTCTGATTGACCTTCAGCGCACCCTTGCGGAATGTATGCGGTTTGACATAGTGACCGTCAAGATATGTATAGGTGCCGATGGCAGCGTCAAAGCCTAATTCCACGAGACGGATCTTTGCAGCCTGCTTGGAAACACCGAACGCTGTTTCCAATGCGGTGATGACCTGCTCCATGACCTCGTTCTCATGTCTGGCATTCAACTCCCGCATGAAACGGGCTATATATTCCTTTGCCTTGACCTTGAATGGCTCTGCAGGCATCTGGATTCGCGGCGTCAGCTGGTTTGCCTGTTTCTCCATCTGCTCAGTCGCGCTCCTGGCAACAGCGGATGCCGCACCGCCGACAACCTCACAGCTTATGTGGGAGGCTTCTGCATTATACAGTTTCTCCAGTTCAAATACTTTTCTGTGTTTTACCCAGTGGACACACTCATGGACAATCGTATTATTGACGGAGCCGAGATTGCGTAGAAGATACATCTGCGGGTCAAATACGATAGTCTTCTCAGGGATGGTCATCGAGACCGTTTTATCCTCATTGGCATCGAACATCTCTGCTTCAGTCTCGACAAAATAGATCTGGCCGAACACGGACGCATCCTCTCGGATACGCTGCTGTTTGACCGTCAGTCCCAGGCTGTCTGCCAATACAAGCGGATCGACCATGACCGGAGGCTGTCCGTATGGCGTGACTTTTAGCGCATCTTTATAATGGTCCTTCAGAAATTCTGTAGCGACCTTATCAAGCTGATCATAGGGGATAAACGGGACAAGAGCATCAGACAGGGAATTGGGAGGCGCACTCTTTTTACTGTACGGTTCGACACGGATGATTTCCCAATCATCCAATCCGCAGGCGAGATTGCCCTCGCAGTATACACGGATCCAAGGATAACACTGGTCGCTTTCGTCATAGTGATAATCACCCTCTTTGACATCGATTTCAAGCTGCATGCCGACCTCAAAGGCAACTCGCATCCCCGGAAGATCCCGAACATATACTCTTTCAATGGTGGCATCGATCATCTCTGCATACCCTACACGGTGAACGTTCCGGGTATAGAGGTTCATCGACTCCCAGTTCTCATTTACATATTCTTCAGCGGTCTGGTACAAGCCGTTATAGCATTTATCCTTTACAAATTCAGCGAATGAACGGCCTGTGGCCATAAGCATTTCCTCCCAATATCAGATCTTATATTGATTAACTTCGATCTCCTGTAAATCCGGTTTTGAAAGCAGCTGAGTCATGTGACCGCTGTTATCCCGGAAGAAAACAATGTGCCAGACTCTCTAATGTCCAGTTTTCCGTTGTACAACTTGCCATCTTAAAACCTCTTTTCTACTCAGTTGCTTTCAACACTCTATTGAACAGCAAGTAACCTTTTCAAATACTCCATTACTCGCATCTTCATGGCATCATCCTTTTGAGTAATCTCAAAAGTCCAATCAGAATCTATAGCAACCTCAAGCTGATTATAGTAGCGGGTTCTTGTTTCGTTGCTATTGATCTCATTGCGCTTATAATAAACATTGTTTGTTCCATCCTGTGTTGGAAAGATGTTCCCAACATTATCACAGCCGAGCATTAATCCATACGCTAAAATCTGCATTCTATCCGGACGAGCGTATCTTGAACTCATGGAATCCTTATACTTGACATCAAATACAATATGGTTACCTGTTTCTGAGTCATATATAATAATGTCCGGTTTAATATTTCCGCCTATATAATTTGCATATAGTTTGCTTTTTTCTCTTAATACGGTGGTTTTATCATCATATTGAGAGATTCTTATTCCCGGCTCGCTCGAAGTAAAAGACAGTACACCAGCACGTTTAAAGTATGCCCTCACATACATTTCAAACAATTTTTCCATCGAAATAGCATAAGGAACAACATAACTCGTTACGGCTGAACTGCCGTTTGCCTCAAGGGTAATCTCATTTAAGACCATTTTTGCTGCATTTATTACCGGTTTGTAATATACATACACTCCCGTAGTTTTAATTTTGTTTAAATCCAGTCTTGAGATTTTTGTATATGTCACATGGGAGAGCGCTTTGCGACTATATGCAATCATGTCCCTAAATGAATTTTTGTCACCAGATGCCGATCCAAAATAACGGTTTAAAAAAAGTTCTGCTTTATGTAATGCTGCCTTCAATACTCTATTTTCCAAGATGTCTTCCGAATACTGAAGATACCTGCAATAGATTCTATCATCACGGCCTTTAAGCGTATTGAATCTTACGTTTTTGCTAAAGACAATTTTTCCTTTTGCCTTTCCAACGAGGTTTTGCTCGTTTCGAACCATTTTCCCCATCAAAGGTCTGCTGCAGAGTGCTTTTAACATTGTAATAAAAACACTTGCTGTGATGATACTGCTCTCCTTAGCGATATTATCCTGAAGGAAAATAGGATCTTCATCGTCAAAGAAATGAAAAAGCTCGTTATCCCGTAAATCCTCAATCTCCCTGTTTGCTTCATTCAACCTGTTTGTTTGAGGTGCTAAGTAATGTTCGAATTCATCATCATCACGAAGAGAATTGAGCATCTCGACAACAGAGATAGGGAATCGAGGTTCAACTTTTAAAATTAACTCTCGCCCGTCACTGGATACCAACGCCTTTCCAGAAATGCCTTTCAGCCTGCATACACCGACATAATTTCCCGAGTAAAGCCGCCCGTTTATTCTCTTTATTCCCAGATTGATTAATTCATCGTCAGATGCACATAGTATCTCATCTGGATTTATTTTTTCAGATAGGCCCTCAAGTGAGCTATTATCTTTTGCATAATACACCCACTGATGCTTTGAGCCTTCCTCCCAGTAATTAGCTTCAATCATGACAAACCTCTACATTACTCAGGTTTTATGAGTTTCTCAAATATATTTTTTACTTTGTCTTCATCAGTATTGATATCAATTTCCCCCGTAATGCAACCGAGTAATCCTGCCCATGCATCATTCTCGACTTCCGGCCGATCAAACTGGAACATGCCATCTTTGTAGTATTCACGCAAAATTGGTATCATCTGATATCTGAACCGCAGATAAAGCTGCTCTTCTGAAGAAACCAAAAAGTAAGTATGTCCGATTTGAACATCGTCCCTGTAGTACTCGTTATTCAAATTATCTGCATTAAACAGTTCTGCAATGCGATCAAACAGGATAGCCGCCTTCTCATTTATTTCTTGCTGTGCAGTTCTTTCATCCGCATCCTCAAGTTTGTCAATTCTATACTCTAAGATGATCTTTTTATTAGGAAGCAAGGAGAAAAACAGGAATCGTCTACGAATAGCGTAATCAATGCCACCGATAGATTTATCAGCAGTATTCATTGTTCCTAAGATATAAAGATTATCCGGTAAAACTACTTTGTTAGAGTTCTCAACAGTATAGGGGGTTGCAACGCTCTTTCCCCTATATTCGAGGCCATATATAAGTTCGCCAAAGACGGTTGCGAGATTAGCTCTGTTTATTTCATCAATCACGAGGAAGAACTTTGTATCCTTGAATTCTGGGCGAGATGCAACTTCTGCCATTTCTCCAAGAATCTTGTTAACCGTGTCGTAGGAAACCGAGGATTTTTCACCATCAGCAGATTTAACCGTGCTTACTTCTATGCCCCTAACAAAATTCTCATATCCGTATGACGGATGAAACTGAACAATGTCCCACGCTATCTTTGGAGTTTCTCCAGGGTTCTGCTCTGCCCATTTTGAAAGAGGCTTATCTTTGCTGTAGCTATTTACTTGAAGTAAATCAAGAGCTTCATCTGTCAGCGGCTGAGAATCATCTGAACGCCCCATGTATTTAAGATACTCTCTCGCAGAATAAGTTTTGGAAGTGCCTGGAGGCCCTTGCATAATCATTTGATGAATACCTAAAGTCTCCATTGCTCGAGAGTATTCTTCGTACTTTTTGCTATTATCCACTTTGTACACTCCTTCCACCGTAATGGATTGTCCTCCAACGGTTATAGTTTCTCCTATATTTTTCCAGAATAATGTTAGTCTCGAAATAACATCTCGGAATTCAACATTAGCCCTGGCATTTACATCCGCCTCATCTGAAACCTCAGGATGCAGCTTTCTTGACTCTGAGACAAGCCATCTGTACTCTTGCGCAGCGTAAGCCTTTAGTCTTTCGATATTAGTGTCTCCTGGGTATTCGGCAAGGTACGATGAGTAATGCTGTTCTAATGCTCGATAGTAACTTCTAAGAATTCGAAACATCATGGAATTAGGGGATGAAGAATATCTTTCATTCTCATCTTTGCCGCTATCCAAATCTTCATACCAACGCGTATACTCTTTGGGCTGCATCTCTGATGCTATTGAATAATCAATCCCATCTACCACAACAACATCATCTTTATTTCCTGAGTAGAAAAATCTCGGTCGCTTTGCTTTACCCTTGCTGTCAATTGTGGTTCCATAGGTGTATACATCTCTATTTTTACGCTCAATATACAAATATCCTGGACTCGGAAAGACTCGTTCGACCTTATCAAGTTTGGCCTTTTTCCGTACCAGAACTTGCGGATTAAACATTATGCCCTGTATAATATCCGAATCATCAATCAATCCCTGTTCTTTTATGCGCGATACAAGATTTACCATAGGCTGATGTGTTAATCCTTGATTTTTAAACATGGTAGCATCAATGTCTTTTTTCTTAATGACAATTCTCTCATTATCTGCAAAGCTAAGATCTTTGCTGTATTTGCCATCAACCAACTTTTGAAGTGCATCAATGCTTGCTTTAGCTGTTTTATCAAGAATACCATCTTTAACATACTGCCTTAACATCGGGACAATTTGATATCTGGCAATCATTGTCGTCCCATCAGCCTTATATATTCCGTGACCTATAACATATTTATCGCGTTCAGAAGCGGAGATTTGAAAACGATGTCTAAGGTTATCTGTTACGATCCGCCTTGCGCGGTAATACATAGCATTTGCAGATATGTCATACTCGGAGTATGAAGTACTTGCATCATCGTCCATGTATTTAAAATCGTTCTCTATACTTCTTTCGTAAAAATGCCGAAAGAAACCATAATTAAATTGTTCTAATGATTCTATCGTTGTGCTTTTCGTAGCAATTATATACACATTCGGAGATAACCAGACTCTTTCTTCGCCTTCATTCCTAACTTTATACGGACACTCTCCATGCGGCTCTATCAATGGAAGTACATCTCCCAGTATTCCTGAGATAGCACCTCTTCCTATATCATCAAGAATCAAAAAATACTTTTTATCATCCTTACAGCGCCAACTTTCATTAGCCTTCTTCAATAGCGAAAGTAGCAATTTGTCTTCATGCCGAAAAATAACCGTTCCATCTTCAGTCGCTATTGAAATTCCTGAGACAAAGTCTTCGTAGGAGAAGGAAGGATGAATAGGAACAAACTCCAATTCACAATCGTACAGATCTTTCCCAGCACTGAGTTTTCCTTGAGAATTGTACTCAGCCTTCAAACAATTGTTCACAATCTCAGTGGCTAAGTATGTTTTTCCAACCCCTGTACATCCGGATAGAAGTAAATATTTATTTGTATCAACAATCTGACTTAATTCATTAATCAGACTTCGTGTAGCGTATGTCATCATAATGCACCCGTTAATCTATCCAGCACCACCGAGACAGCATTAGCAACGCATTTGGCCAAAACCGGAGGCACTGCATTTCCAATCATGATGTATGTATCTGTTTGATTTCCTATGAATTCAAAATCATCATCGAACGATTGAATCCTTGCAGCTTCTCTCGGTGTAATGTCTCTGCATTGCTTGGGATCATAGTGTATAAATCTATTCCCATCACGATCAAGATGGGAAATAATAGTCGTGCTTGGCTCATCTTTACGCAAAACATGATACCTGTGTATCGGAGACTTTGCTCCAACACGTTCTTCGTAAAGATTGCTGAGACTTTTGCTATCAATGTATTCGTTTCTGCCAGACGCTATATCCTCTGCTAACATTCCATATATCTCAACATCACGTAAACTATGATGCCTTGCCCTGTGCCAAGATACGTCGCAGCCTGCCTTTGTGTATCCGATTCTTCGTGGAGAAGAATTTTCATTTATTATCGGGTACAAAGCAGGCAAATCACCAATCGCCTCTTCAACGGTCATTTTCCGTTCCACCTTATAGGATGGGAGTATGTTGACATAGAAATCCTTTAGTAAAGCCTGGGGATTGGAATAAGCATCTTTACGAATACCCATAATAATTAATCTTTCTCTGTTTTGCGGAACTCCATACTCGCTGGCATCTATTTTTGCATACTTCTTTAAATCATTGATTATCTCGTAACCGATACTTTCAAATCCCTTTTCTATTAAGTCCGTTATTGGAGTGCCGTCAGGCATAGCACTTAACATACCTGGTACATTCTCAAAAATAAACACTAACGGCTTATATCTATTCACAACATTCAAGTAATGTTCGAATAAATAATTCCTATAATCATCACGCATGCCGTTTTCATCTCGTACTCTTCCCGCAACAGAGTAAGCCTGGCACGGAGGCCCACCAATTATTATATCGATGCCACCAGCTTTTTTCACAAAATGATCCAAGCCTAAACCTTTGCCATAAGGTCCAGTTTTATATCTGCTTTCCTTCCCATTAGGTAATAGCTCTCTTGACGGAGAAACAGAATCGTCCTCCCAGCCATTGAACAGTTCATTCTCTTTCTGAATATCAAAGCACATGACACGATCTTCAGCGTCTGTGATATTCCACTTGTTTTTCAGACGATGGATCAATGTTTTAACTTGCGGCTGCAGCCATTCGACAGCCGCCACATCTTCATAACGTCCACTCTGCAAAAAGCCATCCTCAAGGCCACCGCATCCAGCGAACAAGTCAATCATTTTATAAGGCATTCGTTATTCCTCAGTTTCTGTTATATATTTTTTTATTTGTTCTGCTATTGCCTGCCCGAGCATTGGAGGTACCGCATTACCGACCTGCTTAAACTGATCAGACTGGTTTCCAAAAAAGATAAAATCATCTGGAAAGCTCTGTAATCTTGCACTTTCTCTAACAGTTGGGATACGATTCCATTTATAATGGAAATGAGAGCGATGCCCAGTGTTAATTGTTAGGGAAGGCTTCTTGCTATGATATCTTGTTAGTGCCTCATGATATTTGTACAATCCTCGATATTCATCAGGCAATGCAAGATAGTTTTTTCCTTCCGGGACAAGAGCAATCATCTTTCGTGTTTTTTCAATTGGAATACTCCCTGTATGGTTGTATACCTTTGAGGAATTCTCTCTCATTTTTTCCTGATAAGACGAATTAGGAGGTGTCATATAATCCTGAACTTTTTCCCCTCGAATTATTTGTCCGTCCTCCGTCTGCAGGCTGGGCAGGTCACTAATTGCCTGTTCACACGTTATGTATTGCTCCGGTTGAACTGTTGGTGTGGGGAATTCGAACGTTTTCTTTGAATCCCTTATTCCAACAAAGAATACTCTTCTTCTTACCTGTGGAACGCCATAATCAGGTGCAAACAGTATTTTCGGTGTCATGTTGTATCCTATAGCTTTAAAATCTTCAATTACGCGTTTTGCACCAACACCGCCATTAGCCTCTATCATTGCTAAAACATTTTCTAAAAGCACCGCCTTGGGTTTCAAACGCTCCGTCAGTTTGACCATTGCAAGATATAGAAAATTTCTCTTATCATTGATGTCCATTTTCCCCGCATAAGAGAACCCCTGGCACGGAGGTCCTCCGACAAGAACATCTAAATTGCGAATTCCTTTCTCGTCCAAGAATTTTACAATCTGATCAAGGTTTTCATGATTGTATAGATCCAATTTCATAGCTGTTGCATGACCATGATTCTTCCGAAATGTTTCTAATGCGGCATCGTCATAGTCAACACCTAAGACCACATCATATCCTGCATCTAAGAAACCTTTTGACAATCCGCCGGCACCACAGAAGAGATCAACGCATGTTAATATATGCTTCATGTATTCACGTCCTTATTCAATCAGTAATTTCTTCGCTAATATCGAAATCAATCTTGTTCTTTTTACAGTAATCATCGATTAACTTCATTGTCTTTAAATTAGGCTTTGCTTTTCCAGTCTCCCATCTATTAACGGTAGCAAAAGACACTCCTATCTCTTTAGCAAAGTCTTCCTGTGTCAAAAAAGCTTTTCGGCGTATCTTTTTAATATCTTCTGCAAAACTCATCTTTTACCTCACCTGAATTCAAATCAGAAATCTACCAGTATACTATAGCATATTGCTGTCATCTATGCAACATCAATATAGCATTTTACTCGCATTTCTAATGACAGCAGTTCCCTTGTTACACACCCTCCGAACCCTCAAAAACAGTAGTTCCCTTGTTACGCCAAGGGCAAAAAGCAGTTGCCTTGTTACACACCCCGAAAAAGCAGTGGTGGCAACTGTTGTCAGAGGGCATAAAGAAGGGACTCCGGCGATGAGCCTGATAGTGGCATTATTCTCGGAATCCCTTGATTTCAAAGGCTTTTATGTACTTTTAGTCCTTGACCCGTGACATCAATACTACCGTCTCAACGGTATTCCCTTTGTCCCACAAAAGCTCCGTAACTTCCCCGCCATCCTTGAACA